GATATTGCAAGTTCAAGTTCAGCTTTTCGTGTTTTATAAACATCTTCGTATTTTCCTAACTGGCTTTGCACCACGTTGTTGGCAACAAGATAGTCATACAACTTAGTTGGGTTCTTGACTCCAGTTGCAACATCGTCAAAGATGCCTTCCAGCTCACCGATGATCTCGCTTGTGCGTTCGGCAAGTCGATCTTGAATAGTGGGACGGTAGGCTACTTGTTCTGCTGTTGCAATCTCTGCAACGGGCTCGGGTTCGGCCTTGGCCACAACTTCCATCACGCTGTCGATGATGAACTCAATGTGACGTCCACGGAACGGCATGCCGGCACGGTGTGCCATGATAAGGCTGCACACTGTCATGGGCAGCAAGCGATCTCCGGCACGGTTAAACGCTTTGACTTCTTCAATTGAAAGTTTGCTGTTTTTTTGCAGCCACTCAACCACATACTTCTTGCAGTCTTTTTGACTGTAGTAATAATTGTAGTAGTAGAAGCTCTTGCGTAGGCGGTTGTCAAAACGCTCATTGTCCCAGTCTGCGGCTTCTGCGGGCCACTCGGGCTCGCTGCCTGTGTACTTTTCATCTGCAAATGCCACACGCACTTGACGTGGTGCTTTGTTTTTGATCTTGATGCCAGCTACAACCGCCATTATACACGTTCCTTTTTCACGCGGCCAATGCGGCCGGCTTTGTTCCAATCATACACAACGCCATCGGGGCAGAGCCCGTTTTGTACGCTGTCTACACCAAAAATCCCACAAATCTCAAATCCGTTACCGCTAATGGTTACAAACTCATCTACAAGTTTTGCGGCAGTCATTGCTGTGTCCAAATCTGCAAACACACCCCTAACCGCACCTGCTTTGTCTATTACTTGATACATGCTGTTATTATAGCGCAAAACCCATTTGGAGTCAAGTTAGTACATCAGTGTGGCCATTAGGTACCACTGCTCAAACTCGTTAACACATACTTCAAACTTTTCAGTTAGTTCTGTGTACTTATGTGTTACTTTTGACAACCGCCTACATTCCACCATTTCACGATCCATGGCAATGTAAGCATCATTACAGTTCAAGTAGATCTTGTACAAGGTGCTACGGGCTTTGATGTCCTGGGTACCCTGTACCATTTTCAAGCACTTTTGCAGGCGCTCGTAGTGTTTTAAATGTGTCGGCGTCATGCTGGTATTATAAACTCTACATCATTCGTTGTCAAATGTGGTAAATATACAAAACAGGACAACACCGTGGCAAGACTCAGTTTATGGCAAGATGGTAGACACACCAATGATTACAAGTTTTTTGATCGCCGTATCAGCGAGATGTTCACTCTTGGCGGTACCGGAATTCTTTGTCACAAGTATTTGGGCACCAATCCACAGGGTGTGCAAATCACTACCACTGCCCCTGCAACTGTGGTCACCAATGTACTAACTGTCAGTGACACAGGAAATGTCAATCTTGGGGACACTGTGACCTGTACCAATGTACCCAATAATACTTATGTTGTTGCCAAAAATGCCTCAACTGTCACGCTCAGCGCCAATATTGCAGCCAACATTGCCACTGGCACCACAGTGGGTTTTAGCACCAGTGCCAGTCAGCCCAGCTACACCAATCAAAGCGAACAAAACATACAAGACCTCTTGTGGCTGGAAAACCGAGATCGCAAGTACGACACCAGCTTGTACAAAATGCGCGGCATCTATACTCGTGCAGACCAGGACTTTGACCTAAGCCAATTTGGACTGTTTCTAGCAACTGGCACCATCTTCATGGTGTTCCATTTGCGTGACATGGTGGACTTGATTGGACGCAAGCTCATGAACGGCGATGTGCTTGAACTACAACATTTGACCGACTATGATGCACTGAATCAAGATGTGCCGGCTGCACTAAAACGCTACTATGTAGTAGGCGATGCCAGCTTTGCTAGCGAGGGGTTTAGTCCCACTTGGTGGCCTCACTTGTGGCGTGTGAAATTGAACCCTTTAGTGGACAGCCAAGAATACAAAGACATACTCAACAATATCACAGCCGGCAACAGTACAACACCAATTGGGCAGATATTGAGTACACTAGACACCAACTTAAAAGTCAACGATGCCACTATACGCGAAGGCGAAGCCAATGTGCCACTTAGTGGATACGATACCAGCAGTCTCTATATCAAACCGCTTACCCCTGATGGTGGATTTCCTGATCAACCAGCTAGGTCTGCAGATGATGTTACTGATCGAGCAGATGATGTACGCGACACTGCCGACGAAGGAGTGCTCACTGCTGGTGCTGTGTTACCGGGATATCTAACTGGGGCAGCAGTGGCACCAAATGATGTTGCCATGGGTGTTGGAATCATGTTTCCAGCAAATGCCATCAGTGGCGAATACTTTTTACGCACCGACTACATACCAAATCGTGTGTTCCGCTTTGATGGTAAACGTTGGGTCAGCATTAACGATGTACAGCGTACAAGTCTTACACAGGGTGCAAACAATCAAACACAACTGGGTACTTTTGTTAACGCAAGTGGCACGTTCACTAACGAAGATGGTAAACAAGTACCTGTACGTCAAAGCCTAAGCAAGGCGCTAACACCGAAAGCAGATAATTAATGACAGCACCCAGCAATTATTTTTACGACGGACAGATTCGTAGATTCATAAGCCAATTTATACGATTGGTGTCTGATTTTTATGTGGAATTTGGTAAAGACCGTAACGGTGTCACTAGCCTACAGCGTGTACCAGTCATGTACGGAGATCAAAGTCGTCAAGCAGCACAGATTATTCGTAACAACAGCGAGAATACTGTTAATGCTGTTCCAGCCATGGCAGTGTATATCAATGCACTGGCTTATGACCAAACACGCTTGCAGAGTCCAAGCACAGTTGAGAGTATGCAAATACGTCAACGTCAATTTGATCCAGTAACTGGAACTTACGGCACAGGGCAGGGACAATCTTATACTGTTGAGCGACTAATGCCAGCACCCTACAAATTGACACTGAAGTTGGATATATGGACCAGCAATACCGAACAAAAACTGCAATTGATAGAACAGTTGAGCGCATTGTTTAACCCCAGCATGGAAATACAAAGCACAGACAACTATCTTGATTGGACCAGTCTCAGTGCTGTGATGTTGACCGACGTGACGTGGGATAGTCGCAGCATTCCCACATCAGGCGAAGATCCCATCAGTGTTGCCACTATGACTTTTGAATTACCAATTTGGCTCAGTACCAGTGCCAAGGTCAAGAAGATGGGCGTTATACAACAGGTGATTACCAATTTCCAAGATCTGCAAACCATGGAAAGTTTGGGTAATCAACAGGTTATTTCTGTGCTCAACTACGGAGTGCTTTTAAACTCAAACGTACACACCGCTGGCGGTACTCCGTACTATACTTTGAAACTGTTGAAGCCACAGGACATTGTGACCTATAACGAATACGGCATTGATGGAGTTATTGGTACAAGTCATGCCTGGCAAGCACTAATTGATCAATACGGTGAATTAAATTCTGGCACCAGCGAGATTAGATTAACACAGCCAAACGGCAGTGAAGTTATCGGAACTATTGCTTACAATCCCACTGACACCAGTACATTACTGTATACACCGTTTGGTGATACCTTCCCCACAAACACGCTGAATGCAATCAATGCTATCATTGATCCGCAAAATGTCAATGTGGGAACATACTTGACCAGTCCAGCTGCTGGCACAAGATACTTATTGGTAAACGACATTGGAGACTACAATAACATTTCTGGTGCTGCTGCCTGGCGCGGAGTTGATGGTCAAGACTTGGTGGCTCATGCCAACGATATTGTGCAGTATACCGGCACTCATTGGACTGTTGCATTTGACAGCACCAATGAAAATAGTTTACAATATGTAACAAATCTAACAACTGGTATTCAATACAAATGGCAAAACACACAATGGACAAAGAGCTACGACGGCCTTTACGATCAGGGCGAATGGATGCTGGTACTCTAATTGGTGCTGGCGCATTAATCTACTGTCGAACAACTCACAGATATCTTTTTTTGTTACGTAACGATGGGGCGCACAGCGGCACTTGGGGACTTGTGGGTGGTAAGATTGAGCAGAATGAGACTGTGGTTGCCGGCCTTGCTAGGGAAATTGCCGAAGAGCTGGGTGGTGTTATTGCAGATGCCAAGTTGGTGCCCATTGAAAAGTTTGTTAGCGATACGGGCAAATTTGAATATCACACCTATGTGATACAGGTGGACGAAGAATTTGCTCCTGTATTAAACAGTGAACATCGTGGCTATTGTTGGGTTCCCTTGGACGACTACCCACGTCCCTTGCATCCCGGAGTGTGGCGCAGTTTCAAATTTGCCAGTGTTATTGATAAAATACGAACTCTTGAGAATTTATAAATCTACTTCTAGAACAAACTGTCTAAAATCAATTTGACGTAGGTTAAGCTGATACTTCCAACTATCAGGCATGTAGTAATCTTGAGTAGGACTTACACGCACAAAGTCTACACCAGGATACAGTTTCATAACCTGCAACATTGTGTTTTCAAAGTAGGTTTCAGTTGTAGGATCTTCAACATCGGGATATCCTCTAGTACCAGCATAGACATTAAATTGATAGTTAGTATGACCGCTGTGTAGATCAAAGCCCATTAGATAAACTGTAGTATGACCATCAAAGCAGGCAAGATAGGCTGCTGTAGCACCCATGTCCCAGTTTGGGCTTTGTGGTATGTTGTAGAACTTACCAGGATAGCTCAAGACCATGGCGTTGGTTCCATAGATGATGTTGTTGAACCAAAGGCCTTTTTCCACAATCTCTTGAGCCATCTCGTCATTGGCCACAACAAAGTCTGGCATATAGTCACGTACAATAGCATTACAACCATAAGTCTGTACTGCGCCTGCTGCCAACAATCCGCCTTTGTGGCTGTCCAGTAATTGGAATAAATCGCCGTTGGGGTATAGTTCAGTGCGGCTAGGGCCGTTGCCTAATACCACTGCTCGATTACTAATTTGTCTGTTGGTAACTGCACTGGGCACATGCTCAACTGTACGATGCCAATCGCCGCCCTCGTAGGTTAATTTGGTGATGATGTCCTCACCAGTGTAGTTGCTGCGGTACATTTGTTTAATTTTTTGCATGTTGTTATCCTATCATGTATTTATTGAGCGATGTCACCAACAGTTGGGGGAGTAAAGTTGCCAGTGTAACGTGCATATTTGGTAATGCGTACATCGTCTAGATAACCGTTGAATGACACATTGTTTGAAGATCCCAGTGTCAGTGGAAGCGTAGCCACTGCTTG